CGCTTCCGCTGTTACTTACGAGCGTGGTACTGCTCAATTCCAAGGCATGTTTCAGGAAATGTGGAAAGTGTCTTGCACACTCGACGCAGGTTCTCTGATTGATGGTGCGGGTGAGAGCGATACTATTACCGTTCCCGGTGTTGCCCTTGGCGACATGATCTTGGGCTTCTCATTCGGTATTGACAAGGCTGGTGTTGTTGTTCACGCTTACGTGTCCGCAGCTAACACTGTGACTTTGCGTCTACAAAACGAATCAGGCGGCACTGTTGACTTGGCTTCTACAACCGTTCGCTTGGTTGTTGGTCGTTTGAGCTAATAAAAACACCACCACCCAAGGTGTTTCTGTCCCTTCTCTATCCTATACGGAGAGGGGGCTTTTTAAAGGATTCATAGAGAGTCTTTTACAAAGTAGATAGGAAAGTATATGGCTAAATTTAGATGCCTGTTATCAGGGAACATCGTCGAATTTACTCAACAAGTAGATATTGACAGTATGGTAGGTCACGAAGGTTACGAAAAAGTAACTGAAGACGGTGAACAAGAAGTAGCGGTTGTACAAGAACCCGCACATGTTCTCCCTCTTGTTAAACCTCGTGGACGTCCTGCTAAGAACAAACAAGGTGACTAATATATGGCGATTTACAGGGGTGATGGAGGTAGCGTAGAAGGTATCACGGAAGCTGATATCTTACTTATCGCTATCTCTCAAGGTGGTACAGGAGCTTCCACAGCTGCAGGAGCTAGGACTAACTTAGGTCTTGGCACAGCTGCCACTACTGACTCTAGTGATTACGCTACAGCTGCTCAGGGTACGTTAGCTGACTCAGCTGTACAACCTGCTGACTTAGGTACTGCTGCTGCTGAGGATGTTGGGTACTTCGCTACTGCTGCACAAGGGGCCTTGGCTGACTCAGCTATTCAAGCTGGTGATCTAGCTACAGTGGCTACAACAGGTAGCTACAACGACCTCACAGATATCCCTACAGCTGGCTCAGGCACAGTTACCTCGGTAGCTATGTCAGTGCCTACAGGATTGTCTGTATCAGGCTCTCCTGTGACTACAACAGGTACTTTAGCTGTAACTTACTCAGCTGGTTACGCTATCCCTACCACTGCTAAGCAAACAAACTGGGACACTGCTTACGGTTGGGGTAACCATGCTAGTGCAGGGTATCTAACAAGTGAAACTTACACTGGTACAGTCACTAGCGTATCAGCTACAGTGCCTACAGGGTTCTCGATTAGCGGTTCTCCTGTAACGAGCTCAGGTACTTTAGCTCTCACATTTGATACTGGTTATTCGCTACCTACAACAGCTAAACAGACTAATTGGGATACAGCCTATGGTTGGGGTAATCATGCTTCAGCTGGCTATCTCACATCAGAGACTTATACAGGTACTGTAACAAGTGTTGCTTTGAGTGTACCAACAGGTTTATCCGTATCTGGAAGCCCTGTAACTAGCTCAGGCACTCTTGCTGTAACTCTTACAGCTGGTTACTCCATCCCAACGACTTCAAGTCAAACTAACTGGGATACTGCGTATGGCTGGGGAAATCACGCCTCAGCAGGTTACTTAACTTCATCGTCTACTTTAGACGCATCTAAACTTTCAGGCACTATCGACGGGGGAACCTACTAAGGTATTAACATACTAAAGGTATTTAACATATGGCATCAACTATCAAAATTAAAAATAGCTCCACAGCAGGGGCTGTACCTACAGCAAGTGATTTAGTTCAAGGTGAACTCGCTATCAACGTCACTGATCGACGTATCTACACTGAGAATGCCTCAGGTACTGTTGTTGAACTAGGCACACCGTCTATTGACGATAACGGTAACGCTACAGCTATAACTATTGACTCCTCTGAGAACGTAGGTGTTGGTGTTACGCCTAGTGCTTGGAATAGCGGGTATAAGGTTGTAGAGTTCGGGAAGATTGGCACTTCACTTTTTTCAGGAACTTCTAGCGGGAATGCAATCCTTTCTAGCAATGCTTATTTAAATTCTTCTGATTCTTGGACATATGCCAATAACGGCGGGGCCGTGTACTTTAGGGCCGCAAACTCTGACCGTTCGTTCAGTTGGAATATTTCCAGCACTGGCTCTGGCACAGCAGGTAACGCCATCACCTTCACCCAAGCAATGACGCTTGATGCTAGTGGGAATTTGGTTGTAGGAGCTACTTCAGCAACTGCTGGAACAAAACTTGATGTAAACGGTGCAATTTACGCTAGAACAGACGTATATGTTAATGCCACAAGTTCTAACATTGTAGACATTAACGGTAGCTGTGGAATGGGTATTGTTGGCGGTTCAAGTGGATATTTAAAACTTAGCACAAACAACGCAGAACGCGCCCGTATTGACTCCAGCGGTAGATACTTTATTGGTACTACATCAAGTACAAACACAAATGCAAAACTTGTTGTAAACGGTTATATAAGCCAAAAAGGTATTGTAGGTCGTCAGGGAACTGGCGGCGCTGACGGAGACAACAGTTTGTTTAATCTGTATTGGACTGGCTCTGCTCAGTTATGGGTTGATGCAACAAATATTGGAAACATTGCAACTTCTTCTGATTACAGAATTAAAAAGAATATTCAAACGCAAACCTCATCTGGTATTGACCGTATATTGCAGCTTCGCCCTGTAACTTATGAATTAGCAGATTACGGCACTCTTTTTAAAGCGGATGGTTTAGTACGTGATGGTTTTATTGCTCACGAAGTGCAAGAAGTAATTCCAAGTGGAGCAGAGGGTCAAAAAGATGAAGAAGGTCGAATCCAGAACCTGCGTTCCGATGCAATTCTTGCTGTTGCTGTAAAAGCCATCCAAGAACAACAAGCCATCATCACTCAACTGCAAGCTGACGTAGCTGCTCTGAAAGCCTAATATGACAACAACTTGGTTCATCTCAAATCTTGAAAGAAACACCGCTGACGGCCTAGTTACGGTAATCCATTGGAACGCAACAGCTACCGAGCCGAATGGCGTAGATGGTGACTTTTCAGCATCTATCAACAATACACAACAGCTAGAACGTGGTGACAGCTTTGTAAACTACGAAACACTTACAGAGGAAACAGTCTTAGGCTGGCTCTGGACTAAGGTAGACAAAGAAGCTGTGGAAGCTGCTCTAGATGCTCAAATCGAGGCTCAAAAGGTTCCTGTGAAGGCTTCTGGCCTACCTTGGCAGACAGGTGAATAAGCGTGTCAACGGATCAATTTACAACGGAGACAGGAGTAGCTCTGGTAACTAAGGCAGCACCTCCTGTGACAGTAAGCTTAGCTACCGTTGCAGGATATCAAGTATCTGAGTTAGTTCTATGGGCTACCTTGATATACACAGCGTTAATGATTGGTCATAAAGTATACCAAATATACACTGACTTAACTAAATCTCTTGACAAATAATCAATTTTAAGATAGGATACACATATATGGCAACCACAAAGAAACAACAAAAGAATGCTAAAGTAGGTAAGGTCATGGGTGAGTACAAAGAAGGTACTCTCCATAGCGGTAAAGGTGGTCCTGTCGTTAAAGACAAGAAACAAGCCATCGCTATTGCCTTGAGCGAAGCTAAGATGCCCATGCGTGGACAGCGTACAGCTAAGAACAAGGCCAACAAGAATAAGATGTACTAAGAATGGCACGTCCTGTTACGGTAGGTGCTAACCTTACTGCAAACACTCTTACGACTATTTACACGGTTCCTAATGGCTACTACGCTAAATGGAACTTGATGTACTTATTTAATGGATCAGGCTCTACTAAACACATGACTGTTTACTGGACTGACACAAGTGCCTCAGCTGACATCTACGTATTAAACCAGAATTCAATTAGCTCTAAAGAGTACTTACGTATCGACGGTGGAGCTTACGTGGTCATGGAAGAAGGTGACAAAATAATGATGCAGAGCGAAGCAGGAAGTACTTTTAGCACTATCTGTACATTTGAGCTTTTCAAGAGAGATGGTCTTTAAAATATGACATATTTAGAATTAGTTAATAATGTGCTACGTAGGCTCCGTGAACCTACTGTGGTCAGTATTACAGATACCCCTTACGCAGGGATGATAAGCGTACTGATCAATGATGCTAAGCGTGAAGTAGAGGATGCAGCTGATTGGAACGTATTGTCTTCCACTGTTACAGTTACTACAGTAGCGGATACTTACAACTACACAATCACAGGCTCTGGTACTCGTTTCCGTGTCATTGATGTCTTGAACGACACAAGCAATATCGTAGTTCGTCAAGCTCCTGCTACATGGTTGAACCAACAGTTCATCTTAGGTACTACGACACCTAACACACCTATTTACTACGGTTTCAACGGTGTAGACACAAGTAACGACACTCAGGTTGACTTGTTCCCTATCCCTAACGCTGCTTACACTATCCGTTTTAACTTGATTATCCCTCAAGCTGAGCTGGTGAATGACAGTGATCGTATCTTGGTTTCCCCTCATCTAGTGGCTATGTTGGCCTACGCTAAAGCTATTGCTGAGCGTGGTGAAGACGGTGGTAACCTCTCCTCTGAAGCTTACGCTCTGTACAAGAGTGCGTTGTCTAACGAAGTAGCTATTGAGCGTAATCGTTACGGTGATGAACTGATCTGGACTAATCCTTAAAGACTATGGCTGAAGAACTCTTAGCCTCCTCTATCTCAGCTCCCGGCTTCATGGGAATTAACACTCAGGACTCATCAGTGGGTCTTGAGTCAGGCTACGCCAGTGCTGCCTTTAACTGTATTATTGATAAGTTTGGTCGTATTGGTGCTCGTAAGGGTTGGCTCCCTAAGCACACCACTAATGCTACCTTAGGTTCATCTAGCGTCAAAGCTATCGCTGAGCTTGTGGATAACTCAGGTAACTCCTACATTGTCTTCGCAGGTAACAACAAGTTATTTAAGATTGTAGGGACAACAGTCACTGAGCTTACCTACGGTGGTGGCGGTACAGCCCCTACGATCTCAGACAGTAACTGGCAGATGGCTTCTTTGAGTGGTTGCCTTTACTTCTATCAGTTAGGACATACTCCTTTGGTGTTTGATCCTGCTGTCTCTACGACAACGTATAAGCGCATATCTGAGAAGACAGGGTACTTAGGTACTGTTCAATTGTCTGACTGTGCTATCAGTGCTTACGGACGTATCTGGACAGCTAACACTAACTCAGATAAGAATACAATTCAATTCTCAGACATCCAAGCTGGACATATCTTGTCTACAGGCACTGCTGGTACTTTAGATGTATCACGTATCTGGCCTAACGGTGCTGATGAGATTGTAGCCTTAGCTGCTCACAATAACCAGCTGTTCATCTTTGGTCGTCGTCAGATCTTGATCTACACTAATGCCACTGATCCAGCTGCTATGACATTGTCCGATGCTATCTCAGGTGTTGGATGCTGTTCTCGTGACTCAGTAGCTAAGACAGGTACTGATATCTTCTTCCTGTCTGACTCAGGTGTACGTTCTATCGCTAGGACCATACAAGAGAAGTCAGCACCTTTGACTGACATTAGCTACAACGTCCGTGATGACTTGATCGCTGATTTGAGCTTAGAGACACTCGCTAACATCAAAGCTGTGTACTCTGATAGCAATGCTTTCTACTTGATTACCTTTCCTACGTCTAGCACTACTTACTGTTTTGATACACGTACTAAGCTTCAGAACGGTGCTTGTAGAGCTACAACTTGGAACTTAGTACCTAAGTCTATGTTCGTTAATCGTAGCAAAGAAGTCTTGATGGGCTTTGCTGGCTACCTAGGTTACTACACAGGCCACTTAGACAATACGTCCTCATATCGTCTTCAGTACTTGTCTACCTACATTGATTTCGGTAAGCCCTTGAACGTGAAGATCTTGAAGAAGATTGGATTTACCCTTATCGGTGGTAATCAAGCTCCAGTGGCTGTTAAGTACGCTTTTGACTACCAACCCGGCTATCAGTCACGAAATATCATCATGGGTGATCTAGCTGTGACTGAGTGGGGTACTGCTGAATGGGGTTTATCTGAGTGGACAGCTGGTGTTGTCTTCGATAATAAACGTATCCAAGCAAGCGGCAGTGGAAACATCGTTCAATTCGGTATTGAGACTGTGATTGATGACTTTGAATTAAGCATCCAAAAAATGGATTGTTTTGTTAAAATGGGAAGAACATTATGAGTGATTACACACCTGCTACGGACTTTGCTGCTAAGGATGCCTTGGCTACAGGTAACCCGTCTAAACTCGCTAAAGGTACTGAAGTTGCAGCGGAGTTCTCAGCGATTCAAACAGCTGTTAACTCTAAATCTGATGCAGCATCTCCTACCTTTTCAGGGACGTTTGCTGGTACATACACAATTGACTGCGGAACTTACTAAGGTATAACATGGCAACAACTCCTAAAAAAACTTATGTTAAGGACATTAACGAAAGTAATATGACAGAATGGCAACGAGCCATGTTCTCTGGTCTTACTCCAGATGTCATAGAAAAAGCTAAGGTTGAATTCACTACTGACAGATACGGTAACCTGAAGAAGCCAGCCGGTGTTAAAACTGTTACTAAAACTGTTGGTCTTACTGGAAGCGATAGTGAAGATACAAAATTAGTAACTTCATATCAGAAAGATTTAGGTACTGTTAACGGCCTTCACTTAGTTGCTACCTACGACGATAAAGGCTCATTGACAGGCTTTGATGAGTGGAGAAAGTCTGATTCTGCTGCGCCTGTCTCTCGTGTTTACACAGGAGATAAACAGTACTTGTATCCTAAATGGGATGCTACAGGTAAAGCTGTTCAAGCTAAAGGTTACGAGACTAAAAATGGTGGCTTGTTTAGCGACTTCTTCAGCGATGTAACCAGTGGTTTCGATGACTTAGTCTTACAGAACCCTGCCATACGTGCTGCTGCTATAGCTTACGCTGCTCCTATTGCTGCTTCTGAATTAGGTTTCGCACCTGCAGCAGGAACGACAGCTGGTGAAGCTGCAATTGCTGGTGGAGCCGGAGGTGGGGAAGGTCTTTTGACTGGCTATGATGCTGCTTTTGCTGACTTAGCTTCCGCTACTCCTGCGTTTACAGGGGCTGAGGCTGGTCTTTTATCTAGCGCTGCTGGAGCCGCTGTTCCTGAATTAACTGCTCAACAAACAGCGGAAATGATTGCTGCTGAGCAAGCAGGTAGTATGACTGCTGGAGACACACTGGCTGCTATTCAAGCAGAACAAGCCGCAGCTGGTGCTCCTATGATTGGGGGAACTGGAGCCGCCGCAGCAGGTGCTGGAGCCTTAGGAGCTGGAGCTGCTGGAGCAGGAGCCACAGGTTTAACATTGTCTGATGCAGCTCTTCTCAAAGGTGGTTTATCTCTCGCAGGTGGTTTATTACAAGGTGAGACAGCTACTGATGCTACAAACACTTTAGCTACAGCTCAAGAGAAACTTGCTAAAGAAGCCTCAGCGATGGGTAAGTTCCAGCCTGTAGGTGTTACTACTCGTTTCGGTACTTCCTCCTTTGTTACTGATCCTAAAACAGGAGCTATCACACCTTCTTACACACTGTCCCCTGAAGCTCAAGCCTATCAAGATCAGTTGGCAGGTATTGCTTCATCAGGGTTGGAAGCAGGTAAAGGGATGATGTCTTTGGGTCAACAGTACGTTGGTGAGTCTCCAGAGGCTGTCCGTCAGCGTTACATTACGACACAGCAAGCTTTGCTCACACCTCAGCAAGAACAATCACTGGCTGCTATACGTGCTAACCAAGCTAACACAGGACGTAGTGGTTTAGCTTTCGGAGCTACCGCTAGTGGAATGGCTGCTACTAACCCTGAGATGGCTGCTT